AAATTGAAACTGGTTATTCAGTATTAGGCGAAGCAGATCATCCAGATGATTTGCAAGTCAATTTGGACCGTGTATCTCACATGATTGAAAAAATGTGGATGGACGGCCAAGACGGTTATGGTCGTTTAAAACTGTTACCAACTCCAATGGGAAATATTTGTAAAACCCTTTTAGAAAACGGAGTAAAACTTGGCGTTTCGTCAAGAGGTAGTGGTAACGTAGCAGAAAGCGGTAATGTCAGTGATTTTGAAATACAAACTGTTGATATTGTTGCTAATCCAAGTGCCCCAGACGCATACCCGGATCCTTTATATGAACAAATTATGAATGGACACCGTGGTAATATTTTATTGGATGTTGCAACCGCAGTAAAAGACGATACAATAGCAAATCAATACCTCCAGAAGGAAGTATTAAAGTTCATTGAAAAACTAAACATTAGGAGAAGCTAAATGGCTAATAATGCAATAGAACAACTCCTAAGTTCCGAAGTCCTTTCTGAGGAAGTGCGTTCAACACTTTCAGAAGCATGGGAAGAACGTTTAACAGAAGCTCGAGAAGAGATCACTGCTGAATTACGCGAAGAATTCGCTAACAGGTACGAAACTGATAAGACATCAATGGTGGAAGCACTAGATGCCATGGTATCAGATACGATTAATACCGAATTGAAAGAATTTGCAGCGGACAAAAAAGCGGCAGTAGAAGCTCAAGTTGAGTATAAACGTCAAATTTCTCAACATGCAGAAATACTTGATAAGTTTGTTATGGAAACGCTTAACAAGGAAATTACAGAACTACGCAAAGACAGAAAGCTACAAGAAGGCAACTTTGAGAAGCTAGAAGACTTTGTGATGGAACAACTTACTTCAGAACTTAATGAATTCCATAGTGACAAGAAAGACCTTATTGAACAAAAGGTAAAACTTGTTGCAGAAGGTAAAGAAATGATCAATCAAGCTAAAACTGATTTCATTGACAAAGCTTCAACTAAATTGGCTAGTATTGTAGATACAACGTTATCAACAGAACTAGGTACTTTAAAAGAAGATATAAAGCAAGCAAAAGAAAATATGTTTGGACGTAAACTGTTCGAAACTTTTGCAGCTGAGTTTATGAGTTCACACATAGCTGAAGGAACACATATTTCTAAACTTTCAAAAGAACTTTCAGATGCGAAGACTCAAATTGAAGAATCGCAAAAAGAAATTGCAGATAGAGAGGCAAAAATTACTGAAGCAACAAATAAAGTTGCAGCAATTAATGAAAGCCGTGAGCGTGAATCAGTTATGACTGAACTTATGTCTCCACTATCTAAAGATAAGCGTGAATTAATGAACAATTTACTTGAAAGCGTAAGCACAAGTAAACTTAAAGCTCAATTCAACAAATACTTACCAACAGTATTAAACGAATCGAGCCCAGTTAAATCACAAAAACTAACAGAATCACAGAAGACTGTGATTACCGGTAACAAGGCAGCAACTGCAAATGAAACTGCAAATGAAGCCGAAATTATTAACCTTAAAAAGTTAGCAGGAATCAACTAAGGAGAATTCCAAATGACACAGAATCTATTTGAAAATTGGGCTGTAACAAAAGACGCCCTTACAGATGGTTTGAATGGTAACAAAAAGGTTGTTATGGAGTCAGTTCTTGAAAATACTAAGAGCTATCTTTCAGAATCAGCCGCAGCTGGTAGCACAATGGCAGGTAACGTAGCATCACTAAACAAAGTGATTCTTCCAGTTATTCGTCGTGTTATGCCAACAGTTATCGCGAACGAATTAGTAGGCGTACAGCCTATGACAGGTCCAGTAGGACAAATCCACACACTTAGAGTAAGATATGGCCAATCAGCAGCTGGCGTAACAGCTGGTGACGAAGCACTATCTCCTTTCGCAATTGCAAAAGGTTACTCAGGTGACGCAGCAACAGGTGGACCGACTTCAACTTCAGCACTAGAGGCAGAAGCAGGTCGTAAACTTTCAATCCAAGTATTGAAACAAACTGTTGAAGCTAAAACACGTAAATTATCAGCACGTTGGACTTTTGAAGCGGCACAAGATGCTAATTCAATGCACGGTCTAGACGTAGAAGCAGAAATCATGCAAGCACTTGCACAAGAAATTACTGCTGAGATTGACCAAGAAGTAATTGGTTCATTACGTTCATTAGCAGGTACGGCTACAGATACTTTTGATCAAACAGCAATTGCAGCGAAGCACACAACAACATTTGTTGGTGACACACACGCAGCATTGGCAGTTCAAATCAACAGAGCAGCTAACCTAATTGCAGCACGTACAAGACGTGGCGCAGGTAACTACGTGGTGATTTCACCAACTATGTTAACTGTACTACAATCAGCTACAACTTCAGCATTCGCAAGAACAACTGAAGGACCATTTGAAGCTCCAACTAACACTAAATTTGTTGGTACTTTAAATAATACTATGCGTGTTTTTGTTGACCAGTACGCGGCAGACGATGCTCCAGTACTAGTTGGCTACAAAGGCGACGGTGAAATTGATGCGGCAGCTTTTTATTGCCCATACATTCCATTAATGTCTTCAGGCACAGTACTAGATCCATCAACTTTCGAACCAACAGTGTCATTCATGACACGTTATGGTTATGTTGAGCTAAACAACCAGGCTTCATCACTTGGTAACGCAGCTGACTACTTAGCGAAAATTGATGTTGTAGGTGCAAACCTGGCATTTGCATAATATTTGCAAAT